CTGAAATATCAGACCTCAGAACTGCGAAACCTGTATTTCACTACGCTGCAGCTCCCTGATTGGTCATACGAAAAAATGTCGCAGGTTGCTCTTTCAGGCGAAAGCCGCAAGCAGCTCTTCATTGATTCGCAGCTGAAAGTCAAGGACGAGAAAGGGGCTTTGATTGAATTCCTCGGACGTGAAACAAACGTTCTGAAAGAGTTCGCAAAGGTCATTCTCGGGGAAAGCTATGCAGCCGACATTGAAGCCCTGAGCGTTGAACAGGTTATTACGCCATTCTCCATATCTGACGACAAGGATGAAACGAACAACCTCATGACAGCCAACGGAGGCAAGCCGCTTATGTCCCACCGCGAGAGTATTGAACTCTACGGCAAGTCTGACGATGTGGATAAGACGCTTGAAGAGATTCGGGCGGACGAGAAATTTGACGCTTTTTCCCTAACTGAATAATCTGAGAGAATATGGCGCAACAAAGAAAAAGCCCTGTCAGGAAAGGGGCGCAGCGTGAAGAAACAAAATATCATTGCTCAGACTGTGAACGGAGCTATGATTGGCACAGCAAGGCACTTGACGGGCATTTAATCTTGTGCCGTTGTCCTCTGAAACAGAAAGGCGGTCAGTTTTGCATATTCCTGAACGACAAAGCCTGTGAGAACTTTATTCGAAGAACCTCTGAACCTGATATACGCGAATGAGTATGGGACGGAAGAAAATGAACAAATACGACATTCAACACCTGAACAACCTGACGGAAATCCAACGTCAGGTTGAACGGGTTTTTGAAGCAGCCGCAAAGGAGGCAGCGCGCTTGGGGGTTAAAATAAACGAAATAAACCCCGACAGGCTGTTTTCTTTTGACGACTATCCAATTACACGCAAAGAGATAGAAAACATCTTAGGCGGGCTTAAAAACAGCCTAACGACTGTTATAGCAAACGGGGTCAGGTCTGCATGGACGTTATCGAACAATAAGAATGACGAACTCGCCCGTCAGGTCTTCGGGGATAATGTCGGAAAACTCTCTCAGGAACAATACAGACGCTATTTCAGCACAAACGGAAAAGCCCTTGAAGCGTTTCTGTCGCGAAAGGAAAGCGGGCTGAACCTTTCTGACAGGGTTTGGCGTTATACTAACGTGTTCAAGCGTGAGATAGAACTTGGTCTTGATGTCGGTATCAGAAACGGGCTGTCCGCACCTGAAATGGCGAAAGAACTGAAACAATGGCTTCGCTATCCTGATATGAGGTTCAGACGAATTAGAGATGAACACGGAGATTTATACCTGTCAACTAACGCGGCGCAGTTCCACCCTGGGCGTGGGGTTTATCGTTCAAGTTACATGAATGCCCGCCGCCTCGCTGCGACAGAAACAAACATCGCATACAGAACAGCCGACCACCTGAGATGGCAAGATTTTGATTTCGTTGTCGGCGTGAGGGTTGTTCTGAGCAATAACCACACCTGTCTCGGATCTGACGGGAAGCCGCACAAGTTTACGGATATTTGCGATGAACTGAGTGCGCCACTCGGAAGTCAGGCTGTCAAGGGGCGCGGCTGTTATCCAAAGGACTTCAAATTCACGGGGTGGCATCCACACTGCCGCTGCCACGCTGAATCAATCCTGAAAACAGAGGATGAAATGGCGGATGACAATGCAAGAATGTTGCGAGGGGAAGAACCAGTTTCAGGCTCTAAGAATGAAGTGAGGGACGTTCCGAAAGAGTTTACCGATTGGGCTGAGAAAAACGCTGAAAGGGCGGGAAATTCATTCTCTGTCCCCTATTTCGTGAAAGATAACTTGAAGTACTTCCCAAAAGGATATGAAAACCTGTACGGGGCGAAAATGCCTTATCAGAACGCACAGCAATATTCTGAGGCTATGAAGTTCAACAAAAAGAAAGCGAATTTCTCTGACGCGATAAAACAGAATAACGCTGAACTTTCTAAGGCTCTGCCTGTTGTTCAAGGCAAGATAATGAATTTCTCCGAGGCTGACGGGACACGACCGAACCCCCTGTTTCATTCGCCTAACGCACGGGCAAACGGATATTACCATAACTGTCAGACCTGTACCGTTGGATATGAACTCAGAAGACGCGGCTTCCCTGTTGAAGCCCTACCGAACAAAGGGAATGAATTTTATGACGTTTGGTGCGTTAAGAACAATTTCAATTGGCGCGACAGGTTTTTGAACGCTGACGGGACACGCCCGAAGCCTGAAAGTTCATTGGGGCTTGGAATCAAAAATACGATTGAAGAGAAAAACAAGTTTATCGAAAGCGTTACAACACAGGAGGGAAGATATGAGATTTTTTGCGCCTGGAATAAGACATCTTCACACGTCTTCTGCTTGGAACGTCAGAAA